GCCCGCCGACACTGACGGCGCTGGCCCCAGCGGCCCGGTGATGGGTGACGTGCGTGAACTGGACATGGCGGTGTGCTGCCGCAGCAACGATCTGGTCTGGGGCTGCTACGGTGCCAACGCGGTGCACTTCAGCATTCTGCAAGAGTATCTGGCGGCGCGGCTGGGTGTGCAGATGGGGCGGCTGACGCAGTTCAGCTTCAACTGGCACATGTATGACAGCACGCGGCATCTGGCTGACATGGTGGGGGCTGATGACGGCATCAAGGGTGGCTACCCCGGCACCGTGCCGCTGGTGACTGACCCCACCAGCTTTGACCGTGAGGTGGCCGCCTACGTGCAGGACCCAAGCCTTGCTACGCTGGGTGAGTTCAAGAACACGTTTTTTATCAATACGGCATGGCCCATGTACATGGCCAACATTGAGCGCAAGGCGGGCAACGCGGCCAGTTCCGGCAGAGAGTGGGCAAACAGCATTGAAGCGCCAGACTGGCGCAAGGCCACATTGGCGTGGCTGGCAAGAAGGGTGAAAAAATGAGGATAGGCGGCAATACCAAGACGCGGGCGGGTTTGTTCTGGGATCGTGACTGGCGGCTTGTGCCCACCAAGCTGGTGATCGGTGCTGAGGCGCAGGCGTGGTTCACCAAGCGCGGCAGTGACGGCTGGTTCACCAAGACCAACCAGAAGCGCATGGTTGAACTGGTAGGCGACCGTCTGCCCGATGTGCTGGCCGACATACGCAGGGAATATGACGGCAACCAGCCCATCGGCGGCTTGCTGGCACGGCGGGCCGCGCACTGCGTGACCGGTGACCTGTACCGCTACGGCTATGATGAGGTGCGCCGCTTTCACGATGAGGCCATATTCAGCCCCACCGTCAACGCCGCGCTGGGCACTGAGAAGCTGACCTACATCAGGCTGATGCAGCTTCAGCAAGAGCGCACGCGCATCCTGTTCAAAGACCAGTTGGGCGTCTACCTCAGGTGGAATATTGAGATGCCCAACTACATCTACGTCGGCATTTCCAAGGACATGGCCGCCCGCCAGAGCGGCCACACCAACCAGCCGTTCTACCTGTTCACGGCGTTCGCTACGGCCAACCTGAAAGATGCCCAGAACATTGAGGACGCCGCGCACGCATACTTGCGTGAGATAGGTGGCGTTGACGCGCAGGGGGGCAGGGGCGTCTTCAGATTGCCGCCCCACACCAACGCGCTGGTGCTGACAGAGGCGTATCTGATCAAACAATACAGCGGGTGGTTCAAAAGCATTGGTGAAGGAACAGTAACATGAGCATCTTCAGAACGGTACGCAAGATCAAGGATTGCGATGACTGCCACGGCAGCGGGCGGGTAGAGGTCAACCCCGGCACGGGTGACGGCGCTGAACAACCCTGCGTGACCTGCAACGGCACCGGGCGGGTAGAAGTCAGCGTGCGGGCCAACCGGACAAGCGTGCAACAGGCTGAGGCTGCTACCAAGCAGATGAACCCCGGCCCGGCGCGCAAGGCCGCCAAGGCGCGGCTGGCCGATCCAGAGCCGTCAAAGACAGGGTTCATAGAAGAGGAGTAAGCGTAAGTAATGAGTGACCATGTAACTGACAACGTGGCCTTTGCCGGGCGCATCAAGCGCTACCATTCTTGGCCCACCATTCAGACCCAGACCGTGGGTGAGCATTGCTGGCAGGTGGCGTCAATCTACAGTCAGATTTGGGGTGACATACCCACCCCGGTTGAGCGGTTCATCAGGCTGCACGATGCGGCTGAGTTGGTGACGGGTGACATACCCTTCCCCACCAAGGCCAACAACCCAGACCTGAAAGCTGAGTTTGGCAAGGTTGAAGACAAGGCGCTTGACGCCTTGGGCATCATCTTGCCCAAGCTGCACCCTGACGTGGTGCGCCGCGTCAAGATATGCGACCTGCTTGAGATGATGGTCTTTGGCATGGTTGACCGCCAGATGGGCAACCGGCTGGCCATCCCTATTATTCAACGCACCATGAAGGCGGCGCTGACGCTGGTCAACCAGCTTGATACTGAAGGTGAGCGCAACCGAGTGTATGCTTGGGTAGATCAACAGCAAGAACGGCACCATGCCGTATTGGCCCAACCAGATGAGGAGAAGTGATGTTGGATAAAGTCAAGACAATACTGGAAGAGCGGCCCGGCAAGCACGGTGAGTTTGCTGAGAACAGCCGGGCTACGTGGGAAATCATGCGGGCGCTTCAGCATGAGCGCAACTGGTCTACCATGACCGACCAGCAGAAGCACGCCGTCTACATGGTGGCGCACAAGCTGGCGCGCATCGTCTGCGGTGACCCGGCTGAGCCTGACCACTGGGATGACATAGCCGGGTATGCCACGCTGGTGGCTGACCGCATCCGCAAGCCTGTGGTGCCCTATGACGGCACCGACGTGTACAGCGCGCTGGCGGTGGCGTGGCACGTGCCGCGTGCAGAGGCCAAGGCCCGCGTCCAGCAAATCATGCGGGCGCAGACTGGCCAGCGCACTGACAGCGCCAACACCATGGCCAAAGACCTGTCAGGCAGGCCCGTCAGCGCGCTTGAGGTGTCTGGGCGGGTGCAGACACTGCCCAAGGGCTCAGACACGCCACAGCGGCCCCAGCGGCCCGGCGCGGGCACACCTGAAGACGGTGGCCAGCACGCTGACGCCAGCGTTGACGCCTTGGCTGAAGAACTGCGGCGTCAGGTTGAGGCTGACCTAGACAATACGGACTGATGCCCAAGTACAAGAAACGGCGTCACATAGAGGGCCAGTTGGGCATGTTTGGCCCGGCTAGCGACTGGACGCCACCAGCCTGCCTGCCTGACCTGACGGGCAGGCCGGTGGTGGTGCTTGACTGTGAAACCAAAGACCAAGGGCTGATTGACGGCAAGGGGCCCGGCTGGGCCTTTGCTGGCCGCAACGGCTACATCTGCGGCGTAAGCTGGGCGGCTGAGGGCAGTAGCGGCTACGCGCCCATGCTGCACCCTGAGACTGAAAATTTCACGCCCGATCAGGTGATGCGCTGGGTGACGGCGCTGGCAAGGAACGGCACCAAGCTGCTCTTTCACAGTGCCGCCTATGACTATGGCTGGCTGACGCTGGCGGGCGCAGCCCTGACAGGGGCGCAGATCAATGACACGCTGGCCGCCTGCGTGCTGACCGATGAGACTGAATACAGCTACGGTCTGGACGATTGCTGCAAGCGGGTGGGTCTGCCCGGCAAAGATACCCAACTGCTGAAAAACGCCGTTGAGGCGGCAGGCCATGACCCCAAGAAGGCGCGTGAGTTCATCTGGGATTTACCGGCCAGATTTGCCGCGCCTTATGCTGAGGCCGATGCCGTGCAGACACTGGGCCTGTGGCGGGCCACAGAGCCGCTGCTGGCAGCGCAGAACCTGACGGATGCCTACGTCACTGAGATGGGTCTGGTGCCCATGGTGGTGGCCATGCGGCGGCGCGGCATCAGGCTTGACCTAGACCGGCTACACAGGCTGATCGCTGAGCTTGGCGCGCGGCGTGACGCGGCGCTGGCTGAGGTGGGTGAGCTTCTTGAACTGAAGCGCGCCGCCAGCATGACTGAGATACGCAGCCCCAAGCAGATGAGCATCTGGTTTGAGCGTGAGCGCATCAACTTTCCCCTCACGATCAAGGCAAAGCAGGGCAGCTTCACCAAAGACTGGATGGAAAAGCATGAACATCCCCTGCCCCGCGCCTGCGCCACTGCCGAATTGTTTGAAGAGGCTATCACCAAGTTCTTGAAGAACTATCTGCTTGGCTACGCGGATGACGGGCGCATCCACGCTGAAATCCACCAGTACCGTGACACCACTGGCGGCACGCGCAGCCACCGCTTCAGCTATAGCGAACCGCCCTTGCAGCAAATGCCCAGCCCAGACAAGCCCGGTGATCTGGGTGCCATAGGCAAGGCCATCCGGGGGTGCTTTCTACCTGAAGAGGGTGAGCGCTGGGTGGCACTGGACTACAGCCAGCAAGAACCCCGGCTGACCGTGCACTTTGCCAGCAAGGTGGGCGCAGAGGGCGCTGAGGCGGCGGTGCAGCGGTACATTGAGAACCCCCGCACCGACTATCACCAGATGGTGGCTGAGATGACCAACCGGCCACGGCCGGTAGCCAAGATTTTGAACCTGAGCATGACCTACGGCAAGGGCAAGCGGGCGCTGGCCGATGAGCTAGGCGTCAGCCTGATTGAGGCTGAGGGCATCCTAGAGGACTACCACAACCGCCTGCCGTTCATCAAAAGCCTTGAAGACAAGTGCCGCAATGCCGCCAGCCAGCGCGGCTACATCCGGCTGATTGACGGCGCGCGCATGCACTACCCCCAATGGGAAGGCGGCTATCTGGACCCCTACGTGCGCTCAGATGCTGAGATGCGGGGCAAGAAGGTGACGCCCTGTGACTTGGCCACCGCGCAAGAACGGCAGGCCGATCCTGACCACCCATGGTTTCAAGACCGGCTGCGGCGGGCCGACACGCGCAAGAGCCTGAACAACCTGATCCAAGGATCGGCGGCGCGGCAGACCAAGCGGGCCATGCTGGCGGTGTGGCGTGAGGGCATCGTGCCGCTTATCCAGTTGCACGACGAACTGGGTATCAGTACCCCTGACCGTGCGGTGGCCCTGCGGGTGCAACAGATCATGGTTGAGACAACCCCGCTGGTGGTGCCCACCATCGTAGACCTAGAGGCAGGCCCCACGTGGGGTGAAGCAAAAGAGGAATGGCATGCCTAAGCATGTGTTTCATTCACGCTGCCCGTGGTGCAGGGCCGTCAACACGCGCGCCAGCAACGCCGTGCCCGGTGAGGCCGTAGCACCCACTGACGGTGATGCTTCACTGTGCTTCTACTGTGGGGAATGGGCCATCTTTGATGGTGACCGGCAGCGCAAGCCTACCGCTGCTGAGTTCATTGAGATTGGTGAAGACCCAGACTGCCAGAAGCTACGGGCAGCGTGGGCACACATGCAAAGTTAAAAGAAAGGAATGGCTATAAAGCCATCCGCAACACAAGGGTGAAAGATCATGGCTGCTACCGTTCTACCAATCACTGCCCGGCGCGGGCTGCACGTTTCATTAGACGAACTGGTTGGCTTTGAGGGCGTCAAGCTCTTGGCCAAGCTGATCCAGCAGTGGCACCGGGCCGACAAGACGCGCAAGCTCAAAGACCTTGCCCGGCTGGCCAACCTGACGCCTACCACGGTGTCACGCATCATGAGCCGTGAGACGCGCAGCCCGCGCATGCTGACGTGCATCATGCTGTTCAAGGCGCTAGGGTTCACGGCGGTGAGGTTTGAATGAAGCTGTTCAAGACACCTGACACCATCACGTTCATCTGCCCCCCGGAATTGCTGGGGGTGATCGCGCCGCCGATCAGGGCGGCTGACTTCTTGCCTGACTGGTACAAGAAGCTGCCAGCGGTAGACCCTGAGGTGCAGAGCGTCAGCAACCCGGCGATCACTATCAAACGCTGCATGCCGTTCCTTGACGCGCTGACGTTGGGCTACATCTTGGTGACCCCGGCTGAAATCAGCTTTCAAGTCAACGCCACGGGCACAGAGGTGACCCACCACAGTGAGTTTCTGAAGGTGGTGCAGGTGGTGGTGGACGCCCACGGGGCCTACCAGATCAAGGGCGCGCCTGAGGCCAAGCGGGTGGCGCTGAAGCTGATGATGCATTGGACGGTCAAGACGCCGCCCGGCTGGTCAACGCTGTTTGTGCCGCTGCTGAATAGGGAAAACCCACACTTTGATGTCTTCAGCGGGCTGGTTGACACTGACTGCTATGACACGGTGGTCAACCTGCCGTTCTTTATGAGGCCGGGCACGTTCGGCAAGACGTTCATGGTGCCCAAGGGCGCGCCGATCTGCCAGCTAATCCCGGTGAAGCGCGCCGATCTGGACATGGTGGTGCGGGCGGCCGGGCCGGATGAGACAGCCGCCAAGAGCCGCACGCACGCGGTGCTGAACACGGCGCATGGCTGGTATCGGCAACACATCAGGGCCAAGCGATGAGGGCCCCCGCAGGGGCCCCCAGTGGCTCAGACGATGCTGACGTGCTTGCGCTTGGGGTGCGTGTCGTACCTGAAGTCTGTGCGCTTCAGGCCCGCCGCTCTGGCTTCACCCACGGTCATGCCGCTGCGGTAAAGATCGTAGCGCCTGTGCGCCTCACTACCCAGCTTCTTGGGGTTGGTCACCAGTATGGTGATCACCATGTGGTCAGCAAACTCAGGCACCGGGCCACGGTGCATGCGCGGCTTGACCAGAGCATCAGCCATCTGCTGAAGCGCATCGGGCTTGGCCGCCTTCTTGACCTTGGCCACCTTTTTGGCCGCAGGTGCGGCCTTGGCGGCCTTTTTCTTGTTCTTACCCACCTCAAACACGGCGGCCAGACCGGCAGGCCCGGCAGAGCCCGCCTTGGGCGCGGTGTCGGGCTTGGCCGCCTTCATGGCCTTCTTGAACTGGGCCACCAGATCAGCGCCGCCCTTGGCAACGGCCTTGGCCGCCTGCTTGGTGGTGACGGCCTTCTTGGCGCGCTTGCCGTTGAACGGCAGCGGGCCCTTGCCGCTGGTCACGCTGTCCAGATCAAGCTTGGTCTTGGCCGGGGCCAGCGGGTACTCTTCAGCGGGCTTGCCGTGGGCGGCAAGGCCAGCCATGTCAGCGTTGAGCCCGGCAAGGCCGTCAGCGGCCTTCACCAGTTGCCAGCCAGACTTGGCGTGCGCAAGCTCAAGGCCAAACTGGGCCATGATCTTGGTGAGCCGCTTGACGCCGGTCGGCTTGTCGTGAAAGCCTTTGATTTCCTTGAAGGGCAGGTGGTGTTCAACCACTGCGCGGTTATGGGCCACGTTAAGCTGGGCCAGAGAAAGTTCAGTAAGCATGTTTCACCCTATGGTTGGTTGGGGCGCAGACGCCCTGTTGACGAGTAATGTCTACACTCCCCATGGGCAACTGTAAAGACCGAATGCAAAAAAGGTGAGCAAAAAATGATTGATACCATCGTGGTGCTGGACACTGAGACTACCGGGCTGAGCCCTGAAACCGGGGCAGAAATCTGTGAGATTGCGTGGGTGAGCCTTGAGCTAGAACAGACCGGCTGGGTGTTCGGGCCCGGCCACAGCTTCTTTGTTGAGACGTTTGCCAAGTTTGACCCGGCCGCCAAG